CACCCATTAAAAACGGCTGGGTGGACACCGTTAATTACATTCTCGCCCTTTTTCTGTCATCTGACAACGGGCTGCACAATTTGGCCGCGCAATATCTCTTGCACGGCCTCTGCATTTGTGAGCGCCATATTCTGGGCTGTCTCGTCAACCTTGCCGAGCGTTTCCAGCGTCTTGGCTCGGCTGAGTTCAGCATCGGCCACGGTCTTGACCGTGTTGGCACGGGCCTGCGCCGCCTTGGCGATAGCCTCCTCTGACGCTGCCTGGAGGTACATGGCATTCGGGTCTTGGGGCTTGCCCTGCATCTCGGCCATGAGTTCCTGGGCCTCTTCCTCGGTCGGCTGGACCACGCCCATGCGCAGCAGCTTCTTGCGAAAGTAGGCGTTTGTGTCGCTGAGGCCTTCGCCTTCCATGTTCATCATGGCCATTGCGGTCAAGACTTGCGCAGTCTCTGGGTCTTGCGTCATGGCAAGCATTCCGGTCAGGGCACGGACGGTTGCCTGCTTTTTGCTGCTGCTGGACGGGCCAACCTCGGCAATCACATCAAAGGTGGCAGAGCTTAGGTCGTTTTCCATGACCATTGCGCCTGTTTCTGTGTCAATCGTAGGCTTCATCAGCTCGACAACACTGGACTCTCCAGTTGGTGCAATGGCCTTCATCTTGCGCTTTTCCTCAACGTAGATGTCTCGCGCCATTGATAGCCAAATCTCGCCGCTGCGTTTCATGCCCTTGGCAAAATTGCTCATGTAAATGAACGTCTGCATGTCCACACGGGTCTGGATCATCTCGACGGCCTTGCCGGAGATGTTGCTCACCATCTTGTCTGCACCTTGAGGATTGCCCAAGATGTCCTGCATATCTGTCTCGGTGATCTGCAGGAGCGCAGCCATCGCAGGCGGGATGGCTGCCGACTTGGTGTAGGCCACCGGACCGCTGACGGCTTGGTTTCCATTCTGGTCGGTGATCGGGTTGATCAGCAGATACGGATAATCCTTGAGGTTGTCCTCGGCCCACATGACCTGGTGGCCTGCCACCTGCTCAGGCGTAAGGATCGGCTTCTCGACGCTGGACAGTGCGCTGATCTCGCCCAGCTTGGAGAGCTGCATATTCTTCAGACGCTGGGCATCTTTGGCCAGGCGCACCGCACCCATGCAGCGTTCGATGTTGTCCACAAACCAGCGCTTGCCGTAGACCACCACAATCGGGATGCAGTTGCCTGCAATGTAGCCTGCGTCCTCAAGCACTCGGCCACCGGACATGATGTATTTGCGCACGCGCTTGCGCTTGACCTTCTTCTGCCGCACCTCAAGGGTTCCGACGGCTGCCAGCGTTTCCTCTAATGTTTCGTCGGCTGCGAAGTCGGCAGAGCTGTAACGCTCCTCGGTGCCGTCAATGGCCTGGAAGATGCGAATGGTCTCGATCTTTTCCTCGACCTTGAAGTACTCAGCCACAAACACGACATCAGGCGTTGCCCAATCAAACTCATACTGATGGATGATCTTGGGCCAATCCGCTGGGTCGTCGTTGTAGGTTTCTTTGTAGCTTTCACGGGTCATGCTGGTGACCACAAAGGCATACTTGGCGTCCGACTTGTCCTGGCGCTTGGCATTCAGGTCAAAGAACACGCTGGAGTCAGCATCAAAGATTGGTTCAAACCTGATGCGCTGCCGATCATCTTCGCCATTCTCTTCGTCCTCGTAGACGGTGCGCAGCCGCCATGCGCCAATGCCACCGCCGACTGCCTCCTCAAAGGCGTTGTCATAGGCCTCGTCGGCAACGGAGGCCTGCTCGTCGGCACGATACAGGCCATCACAGACCTCGGCCAGCTTTTCGTTGTCTGTGCCATCCTTGGACACATAGTCCACAGTGATGCGGTTGTTGCGGTATTCGTTGACGATGCGAATGACCGCCAGCATGATCTTGTTGACCTCAAACTTGGGCTTGTTTTCATACTGGTCCCAGAGTGGGCCTTCCCACTGGCTGCCGCACAGTGAGTAGAAGCGTCTATCTTGCAGGCACTGCAGGCGCTCATCCCGCAGCGCAGTCTGGATGTCATTGAACTGGCGCAGGGCTTCGCTGTGCAGATTCGAGAGCCGTTGGTCGTTTGAGATTCTGGCCATAGATTAGTTCCTCAATTTGTGCGATTGTCTCACCACTTTTTCATATTGGCGATGGGAGTGAAAGCAATGGGCCTGGCTGCGCTGGATCGCCGCACAGCCTCGCAGGCATAACGCAAGGCGTCAATGACGTGGTTCTTCTTGTCTTCCAGGACAGGCAATATTCTGCCGGTCAATGGGTCTTGCTTATAACTGTAAAGGGTCAGCTCGTCAATTGTGTGGATGCAGCGGGGGTGAACCACGATGTCGTAGTTCTTCAGAAACTCGATGCCCTCCTCGACTGATTTCGGGCCTTTGATCGCCGTCATGATCTTGGGAAAGCCGTTCTTCTTCATGTGGCTGATCGTCTCCGGCCTAGCCGAGTCGGCCACGATGGGCCACTTCTCGGACTCCGGCACGGTCATGAACAGCTCAGGAGTGTTCACGATCTCGCAGCCCACCATGTAGGCTTCGTGGTCGATGTAGAGGGTGCGGCCAATGATGTGGCAGCGCACCAGCACGGTCGGATCGACGGCAAAGCCCCAGTCTGCGCCGAGCCTGTGGATGGCGTCTCGCGGTGCCTCGAACTCGTCGATGCACCAGTTCTTGAAGACCCTGGCGCTGCTGTTGGTCAGGTACTGGCCCATCCAGACATGGCTGTACTTGTCCGGATCGCGCCGCTTGTCGTACTCCATCTCGTCGCGCAGGACGTCAGGAAACCAAGGGTTGTCGGTAAAGTTGACCTTCAGGACGGTTGCGTCCTTTGGCGGCGTCGGGCCGCGCAGCAGGAAGTCCACCGGGTCGGACTGATCGCGTGGGTTCCAGGTGAACCACAGTTCGGACTGGGGCTTGCGGATGGTTGGCCGCAGCAGGTCCAGGCTGGTCTGGCTCAGGCTCTGGGCCTCCTCCACCCAAGCGCAGTCATAGCCTTCAAGCGACTTGATTGAGTCGGCTGTGTGGTTCTGCATGCCCTGGAAGATGATCATACCGTCGCCCTTCTTGGACTTGATGACGGCCTCCTGGACCTCGAAGTAAGCGCCAGCGTTCATGGCCTCGATCTTGGTCTCGAGCAGGCGCTTGACCGACTGGGCTAGCGACTTCTGGACCTCACGCACGCAGACGCTGCGCCGCTTCTGGTCCATGATGTGCGCCTCGATCATCAGCTCGGCAAACATGTGGGACTTGCCGGAGCCTCGGCCACCCCATGCGCCTTTGTAGCGGCTGGCCTCCATCAGAGGCAGCGCCCATTCTGGGGTGGCAAGCTGCAAGACGGTCATGCCTTGACGACCACGCGCTTGATCTCCCTGAACTCCAGAGGCGCACCATCAGCGCCTGTGACTTCGTGCTTCTGGGTCTCAGCCCACCGCATCTGGGTCTTGGACCACCAGATCATGGCCGCCGTGTCGCCGCCCATTGCCTTCTGGAACAGCGTCCGACCGACGCCAGAGTTGGCCTTGGCCTTGCCAGCCACCAGCTCGGTGGCAAAGTGCTTGCGCAGCGTGTCGGTGTCAATGCCACCACGCACCAAAACTGCGATTTGCTCAATCGGCAGGCCGTAGCCTGACATTGCCTCTACCTGTTTGCGCTCTGCGTCGGTCGGCTCGAAGGCCATCCGACCAGCGTTTTCCCGTGCGCCGCCGTTGTTTTTCCGGCCATCCGGCTTTTTTAGAACCGATTTTTCAATTGTGGGTTTTCGTGCTGCCATCTTTAACCTCCGCGAAAGGTTGTCCAGTTTCTGCGTGAACTGCGATTTTGCCTGTGAAGTCCTGCCAGCGCTTGACGATCACATCGCAGTAGCGCGGGTCCAGCTCCATCAGCATTGCCGTGCGTCCGTTCTTTTCGGCTGCAATCAAAGTCGTGCCGGATCCTCCGAAGGAGTCGAGCACCAGGTCGCCGCCCTTTGTGTTGTTGAGCATCTGGTACTCGAACAGCGCCACCGGCTTCATGGTCGGATGCTCGCCGTTCCGGCTGGGCCTATCGAACTCCAAGATGGTCGTCTGCTTGCGGTCAGCCGCCCAGAGGTGGCCAGCGCCGTCTTTCCAGCCGTACAGGCAAGGCTCGTGCTTCCAGTGGTAATCCTGCCTGCCCATGACGATGGAAGACTTCTTCCAAATCAAGCACTGGCGCACCGTCCATCCAGAATCCTTGGCCGCGCCTCGGAAGTTGTAGCCCTCGGAGTCAGCGTGCCAGATGTAAAACACCGATCCGGGTTTCATCACCATGTCGGCAGCGGTGTAAGCATCGCGCAAGAACTGCCGAAAAGCATCGTCTGGCATTTTGTCGTTCATGATCTTGAGGCCATTTTTGCGCTCAGGATCGCCATGATTGCCACCTTGCACCGCCACGTTGTAGGGTGGATCTGTCAGCCACATATCCACCAGTTGGCCGCCAGTAAGTTTTGTCAGGTCGTCTACGCTGGTCGAATCACCACACAAAAGGCGGTGCTTTCCCATCACCCAGACGTCGCCTGGAACCGTGACAGGGTTTTCCTGCACTGCAGGAGCATCTTCAGGATCGGTGAGACCATCGGTTCCTTGCACCGGCATCAGCGCCGCAATCTCCTCGTCGGTAAACCCCACCAAGTCCAGATCAAAGCCAAGATCACCCAGCTCGCCCAGCTCAAGCGCCAGCAGCTCGTTGTCCCAGCCAGCGTTCAGCGCCAGCTTGTTGTCTGCGATCACGTAGGCACGTTTCTGGGCATCGGTCCATCCAGCAGCCACCATGACCGGCAATGATGCCATGCCGAGTTTGCGAGCAGCCATCACGCGACCATGACCGGCAATGATGCCATGCCGAGTTTGCGAGCAGCCATCACGCGACCATGACCGGCAATGATGCTGCCGGACTCGTCCACCAGGACTGCGGTGGTG